CCTAGACAAACTTATAAAGAAATGATTGCACCTCTTGCAGCACTAGATTATTATAGTCACGAACCTACATATGATCTACCACAACCAACAAGTGTAGGAAAAGGAACGAGAGCAACTCCAGATACTAAGGATACATTCTTTGGTTTTAATGTAGATAAAAAACCAGTTGATCCTGTTCCAACAGACCCATATTCTCCTTATTCATCTGAACCTGATCCTGTGTCAACTATGACTCCTACTGAACAAGCACAAACTATGGCAAGTTCTAGATTAGAAGGAATTGGTGAAGTAGAAGCTCCAACTGGTTCTTTTAGTGATGATACTGCTGCTCAATGGGGTGGATATGATGGGTCAGATCAAGGAGGAGGTACAGGAGATACTGGAGGTGATATAGGCGATACAAGCTCTATGAATACTGGCGGCAGAGTAGGTGCTCTGATACAGCATCTTAGAACAGGAGGAGATGTTGAAAATGCAGAAACAAACATGGGTAATGCCAATATTCCTATGGGGATTGTTAATGACCCAGATGGTGCTCCTAGTCCCTTTAGTGGTGGAACTGGTGTTGAAGATGATCTAGATATGGATGTAGAAGCTGGTTCATATGTTCTTAATGCAGAATCAGTACAGCTAATCGGTATCTCAGATATAAATGCAGTCATTCGTGATGCATACTCTATTGCAGCAGCATTAGGTCAACCAATGCCTCAAGACTACGATCCACAGAATAAAGTACCTATTCGTATATCTAATGGAGAAGCTGTAATACCAAAACCATTAGTAGATATTATTGGTCTTGATAAGTTGGAGAAATGGAATAAGAAAGGTCTTGAACTTAGAAAGCAAAAAGAAAAGATGATGGCTCAACAGCAGCAAGCACAGCCACCACAGCAGCAACAGGTAGCAGCAGAAGCTCCTATGCAACAGCAGATGGGGCAGCTTATGAATGAGGGTGGTGAGGTAGATGAAGATTCTTTTAAAATTGATCTTGATTTTATAAGAAAATTAGATTCTTGGATGGCTAAAAAGAAGCCGGGAGAAGATTATCTTAATACGAATAATGCATTAGTATTAGCTGAAACTATTGCTACGCACGAAAGTAAGGGTGATCCTGATGCAAGACAAAAACCAAGAAATTTTTTGACAGTTTTAGGAAACTTACTAAGAACAGGTAATATCTGGTCACCGGGAAGAGGTCTTTATCAATATGAAAAAAATGCATCGGAAGCAGCAAAGACGGCTGTAACCAGAGCTAGAAATTTTGATCCTAATATATATTGGTTATCTAAATTTGATGATGGAGATTTTGATGTAAGAAAACTGACAGGTAGAGAACAGACAGAACTTTTTCTTATTGATCATTTGACAGGAGTACAGAAGAAGAAATTAAGTCCGGCTTTTATAGATGTAGTTAATAATAATAATCTTACTGCTGAAGAAGCGTTTGAATATTGGTTAAATCATCATAAACGTAAAGGTTCGGAAAGTGCTAAGAGAAAACAGGAATTTATAAATAATTATAATAAGAATAAAGATAAAATTTATAAAGTTTTAAGACGAGGAGAATTTTAAAAGATTTCGTCTGGATACCCGATAGTCGGCCCCAGACATTAACACCAAATAGGGATACCCAAGTTTTCTTGGCCCCCATAGGAGGTACAAACCATGACCGATGTTAATACAGAAGAGGAGACACTAGAGCCTACCCCATATGATAATGCCTACAGGAGAACACTTATGGATGATGATCCTGCTCCTGAAGAATCAGACCCAGAGATTTTGGACATTCCGAATGGAGATACTCCAGAACTTGAAGGTTTGATACAGGCACAGGATGAGAAGGAGCATGATTGGAAAAAGCGTTATAGCGATCTAAAGAGTTATCATGATCGTAAGAATAACGAATGGCTTCAACAACAGGAACTTACTGAAGCTAAGTTAAAACTAGCTCAACAGCAAGCTTCTGCTCCACGAAATCTTCCAAAGTCTACTGAAGAATTGGAAGAGTTCAAGACTGAATATCCTGATGTTTATGATGTTGTAGAAACCGTATCTAGACTTGAAGCAGATGCTCGTATGAAAGAAGTAGAGGAACGAATTGAATCTCTACGAAAAGCAGAGAGAGAAGCACAAGTTAGAACAGCAGAGAAGGAACTACTTTCAGTACACCCAGATTTTCTAGAGATCAAGAGTGATCCTGAATTTCTATCATGGCTGGAAGAACAACCTTCAAGTATTGCTGATGGTGTCTATAAGAACAGAACAGATTCTAAATGGGCCGCAAGAGTTGTAGACCTCTATAAATCTGACAAAGATATTGGTCAAAAGAAAAGAGGAAGACCTAGAAAGGCTGAAGCTGAAGCTGCAAAGGCTGTTACTAAAACAGAAAGAGCCTCTGCCAGTTCCAGTGAAGGTGAAAAGAAAATCTGGACTTCTTCTGAAATTGCCCGATTAAAGCCTCATGAATTTGTAGAACTTGAAAAAGAAATTGATAAGGCAAATCGGGAAGGAAGAATTATACCATAACAAATAAGGAGACTTAACTATGGCTGAATTTGGTTTAGCTGCTGGTTATCAAAATCTACCGCAAGGTAATTGGGTTCCAGCAATTTACAGTCAGAAAGTACTCAAATTCTTCCGGCGTTCTTCGGTTGCAGAAGCTGTAACCAATACCGACTATGCTGGAGAGATTGAAAACTTTGGTGATACTGTAAAAATTATTAAAGAGCCTTCGGTTACTGTGTCGTCCTATTCACGGGGTGCTGTTGTAAACACCCAAAATCTTGATGACAATCAAATTACTCTGACAGTTGATCAGGGTAACTATTTTGCCTTTAAGGTTGATGATGTGGAAGAACGGCAGAGTCATGTAAACTGGGAAGCTCTCTCGACTTCTTCTGGTGCTTATAGCTTGAAGAAGGCTTATGATTACAATGTTCTAAAAGAGATTAGTGACAATGCTTCTACCGATACTACGAATCTCGGTGCTGCTGGTTCTGCTATTTCTTGTAATACGGGCAATGAGTGTGCTAACTATCTTAGCACGTTCTCTCGTCTTTTGGACGAAGCTGATGTTCCCGAAGATAATCGTTGGATCGTGGCACCTCCACAGTTCTACGAGATTCTTCGTCAGGCTGATGCTAAGTTGATGGACTCAAGTGTAACTGGTGAAGATGCCTCCGCTCTTATGAACGGTGCTGTAACCAGCCGCAAGGTTCATGGTTTTACTTTGTACCAGACTAATGCAATTACCGTTGGTACGGCTGGTGTAGCTGCTAGTCATACTTTTGGCCCATCCACTACGAGTGGTGAGACGATTGTTCTTGGTGGGCATAAGAGTTCGACTGCTACTGCTTCGGCTATTGCCAAGACTGAAGTTATTCGTGACCCCGATTCGTTTGCTGATATCGTTCGTGGTCTGCATGTCTTTGGTCGTAAGGTTATTCGTGCATCTGGTACTGGATTCACGGGTGTCTACAAAGGCATCCCTGATCTGAATACTTAGAAGGGAGACTGAAATATGGCTACTCATGATAAAACGGGTAAAGGCGGTACGACAGGTCATCCTTCAACGGGTGGTCGTAGACCTTACCTAGTAGAAAATACTACTTCAGTTGTGGACTATGATCCTGCTGCTGGTGACATCATTCAGATGATTGATGTTCCTGCTGAAACGCTCGTGATGGCGGCAGGTGTTGAAGTTCTAACTGCCAGTTCTAATTCAGTGACCTTTGATCTTGGTATCACAGGTTCTACTGCTGGGCATGAAGACCCTGACTGTTGGGTTGATGCTTATGATGCAACTGGTACTGGACATGCTCCAATGGATGCCACTGATGCAGCCGCAATGCTCATCGTTAAGACGGCAGATACCATTGATGTTCTAACTGCTGGTGCTCAAGATACTGCTGGTAAGTTTAGAGTATGGGCTGTTCTTTGTGACATCTCTGGTGTTGACGAAGAAGACCACAACTAAAAACTACTGTATTGGGGAGAGCCTTCGGGTTCTCCCCTCTACTACAGGAGGAATATTATGCCTTTAGAAAAATTAAATGCAACGGAAATTAATAAACATCACGGATATTCGGCTGCTACAAAAGCAGGAAATACAGTTTGGAATGCAAGAAGTACACAAAAAATACATAAACCGATAGAAGATGATTATGATTCTACAAATGGTGAAAAGATTGAAAGGTTAGAAAAAAAGGTTAATGCTCTTCAAGATACTTTGGAAAAAATACTACATAAGCTTTGATGATATCATGTTTAAATTAAGATGTTTATCATATGAACTTTTAGTTGTATTACTTTTTATACTAACAGTTATGTTTACAGTATTTCTTGCAAAACAACCAAAAGCATTACAAGCACAGCAGGGACCACCTATTGTTTGTGGTAAAATTTCAGAAATAGGTGAATCAATAGATAAATATGAAGAAGAACACTTTGTAGTTTTAATGCAGAGTACACCAGAAGCTGTATATTTTATACTTTATAGAAATATATCAACAGGTGCATGGTCTCTTATTGCATACAATACTCCTCATCTTCCTGCTGAAACAGCCTGTTTAATGTTGGGTGGACATAGTTCTTTTATTATTCCTGATTTAAAACAGATGAAAGATATAATTAATAAACAAGATAAGGGATTAGAAAAGTCAGTTCCTCAACTTTCGGAAAGAGAATCATAGATGGCAGATTATGTTACATTAGTAAATAGAACCCTTGAATCTTTAAATGAGATTACATTAGCTACTAGTGGTACTGACTTTAGTTCTTCTAGAGGTATTCAAAGTGCTGTGAAGACATTTGTTAATCAGTCTATTAATGATATTTATAATTCGGAATTACAATGGTCTTTTTTACATTCAGATGGAACACAGGCTACTACGGCAGGAACAGCAGAATACTCTTTACCTTCTGATTACAGGCATGTGGACTATGATACATTTATTGTAACACCAACACAGCTTGTATCTACAAATAACTTTTCTTCTGATGCAAACTGGACTCATACAAACAGTTCTATTAGTGGTGGCTTTTTAGTACTAGATCAGAATGATTCTGCTCAACAAACTATTACAAGTTTTATAAATAATAGACAATACAGAGCTACGTTTAGAATTACAGGAAGTACGGTTACACTTAAAGTAGGTACAAGTTCGGGTGGAACTCAGATTAAAAGTGAAGACTTTACTATTACAAATGAGGGAGAAGGTACAGTACATACAACGACTTTTGGTGCAACAGCTTCTACACTTTATATTACTCTTACAAATACTACAAGTACTCAAGCCAAAGTAGACTTTATTAATATTACGGAAGATATTGATCCACAAAGATTACAGCATATTACTTATGAAGACTTTGCAAGAAACTATAGAGAAACAGATGCATCTATTGATTCCAGTAGTTATGGTACACCTGAATATGTTTATCCTACACAGGATGGAAAGTTCGGTCTTCATCCTATTCCCGATAGAGGAAACTATACTGTTCTATTTGAATACTGGACAACTCATACTGAATTGTCTGCTTATGATGATACTCCCACTCTTGCTACTCGTTATCAGGATATAGTAGTAAGCAGAGCCAAGTATTATGCTTACATGCTAAGAGGTGATGCAGATATGGCAGATAGATGTATGGTTCAGTACCAAGATGGAATTAAACGAATGAGGCTTGAACTTATAAATAGAGATGAAGTGATGAGGTCTGTCTAATGTATGCTAGTAAAACTAATACTAAAGTAAACCAACTTGGAGAAAACATTGGCAGAACTATGCCAACAGAAAATCTAAAGCTTGGTCGGGGTATGATGGAACGAGAAAAGACTAAGAAGTATAGCTACCGTAGAGGTGGTCTGACAACTTTAAGAAAACCCAAAAGAGGAAAATAGAATGGCAGAAAAATCAGTAACAGAATATCAGAGAATTGATTCAGCCCGACAAAAAGCCGAACAAGAAAAAGCAAAAAGAAAAATTTATCCAATAAAGAAAGCTCAACCAGCAGGTGAACAGAAACCTGTTCCTAAATTTCTTAAAGAAGAAGCAGCTACTGAGAGTAGAGCAAAAAAAATAAGAGCACTTTATAAGGATATTGAGACTTTAAGAAAAAATGAGCTACCTTCTAAAGAAAGCCCAAAAATGGTACGACAACTTTCTGATGAAAAGTGGCTGAAACAAATTCATGCTGCTTCTAGACAATTAAATGCATTACTTAAAGCGGATGGTGCAATGGAAAGACTTTCTCCTTCCGGGCAAGAAGCTGTCACATATGGTGCTTCTCTTAGCAATGCGGCTAAAAAGCTCTATTTTCCTAAAGACAATAAAAGTGGTGGTAAAGTAAAAAAGTATGGCTATATGGGTGGCGGTAAAGTATATGGTCAACCCAGAAAGGCTACTTATAAGGCAGGTTAATGGCTACTAGAATTATTAATGCAGGAGTTTCTTTAACAGATACAAGTTTAACAACTGTGTATACCTGTCCTGCTAATCATAAAGCTATCGTAAAAGAGCTTTGGCTAACAAATGTAGATGGTTCTAATGCTGTAGATGCAACCTTGAAATGGACAGATGATTCAGATTCTGATGCAGCATACTCTTTACTAAGTACAAAGTCTATAGCAGCCGATAGTTATCTTAGAATAGAAGGTGGTAATATAGTTCTGGAAGCAGGAGATATTCTTAAAGCACAGGCAGGAGCAGCTAATGATCTTATGGTATCTGCTTTTGTAGAGGAAATTTATACACCTTAATGGCTACTAGAAAAAAATCAAATATGAAAGGTATGACTATCAAGGGTGGTTATAAACGGCCCACAAAGAAGGGTGCTGGTATG